AAGCCCCGCCTGCTCGATCTGGCGTGCAATGTCACCGGCTGACATCTGCGCGCCCAACGCGCCCAGCTCTGCCTGACGACGCCCTCCAGCGGCACCCATCATGCCCTGTGCGCCCGCCATGCGTGCTTGGTTTTCCGCTGCAACCTGCGCCTCGCCGAAGCTGAGCCCCTGCTGCATCAGACCGGCAACCATCGCGTCGCGTGACGTTTCATATGCAGCTTCGCGCTCGCCCTCGAAGACGCCGCGCCGCACGTTGCCAAATGCACCCGCCTTGGTGACGCCTGACGCTTCGCCAACACGCTCCTGCGCACGCTTGCGCTCGGCCTGCGCCAGCATCGGATCAATGACGCCCTCGGTGTACATGTCCTGATAGCCACGCACGCGCGCCATGCGCTGCTCTGGCGTCTCGGCGGCCATTCCCGCGTAAATGTCAGACGCGGCGCCGTATTCGCTTGGCAGTGTCAAGGCGCCGTAGCCCTCATATGCCTGCCGCATCATCGGGTCCATGCCAGCGACAAGCGGGTCGGTGTATGCAGCGAATGGCGTGTCAGCTATTTCCGTCGTGCGCCCGTATAGATCCTCTAGCATTTCCTGCTGGAACGGGTCCATTTCACTTTCTTGTTTGGTCGTCGTCGTGCTGCCCATCAGTGCAACTCCATCTCATAGTGTGTGTAAATCGGACGAAACGCAGAGCCGTCCACATATCTCTCAAAGCCCTTACGGCCATCCGCCTCCACGGCGTCAAGCTTGGCGTCCTTGGCCAACCCTGCCAAAACATCTACCGCCTTATTCATCCATACATGCATGTGCTTGCCGCCCATAAATTCTATCTTGAGGTTCTTACGTTGAGGGTGTTTCACAACGCATGTGGTGATCGCTGCGGTCAACTTGTCCTCAAGGTAAACCAGCCACAATATTGACGTGCCGGTCAGTATGTCTTCTCTTACATCGTCCAGATCGACGTTATGTTCAACCCGTCTAATCGCCGGAGCCAGCAGCTCCATGCCTCTGTCGATGTAGTCGTCTATTTCGCGGTCAGGTATCGGCAGAACCGTCACCCGCTGCGCTTGGCCAAATTGTACAACATTATCAATCATCCGTGAAGCCTCGTAATGGCTAAGGTTGACGCGGGGATTGCTGGCACAGGCGAAGACGCTGCGGTGTAATTCAAGAAGCCCGCCGTGTTGTCGATCATGTAATTCACTTCCAAGTAGTCATTCGCCGCTACGGTAAATATCTGCGTGCGCGACGTGACCAGCGTGGCGTTGTTCTGATGTAGAGCGGTTGTCATTCCGCTGTCCGGCACGTTGACGCCGTTGACGCTGGGCCAGAAGTAGAAGTGAACCGTGCTGGCTGACGTTGATGATATTTGTGCCGAAAACGATATGACGTATTGGCCCGCCTCCTCAAACACGATCCGCGACGCTGGCGTGCCTTGCGTGATGCCGTCGTTTCCGACCGGCGCGTCATATGTCAGCTTATACGCCGTGTTGGCTACCGCTGGCACAACGTCAGCCGTTTTCATGAAATCAGCGTGGCCATCTTCCAGCACGATCTGCCGGAACTCGCCATTCTTAGACACGACAGGGTAGCCGTTTACGTTATCCCATAAGATGACGCCGTTTTCGGCGGGGCTGCTGTCAATCGTCTTAAACCCCAGCTTGTACAAGTTTTGCGTCAGATAACGCGTCAGGCCGCGCCCCCATTGGCGCAGATCCTCGCCTATCGCTGGAAGTATTGGCGACGACATTACCGACGCCCCGCCGGTTTTATGTCAACGCGCATATTACCAACGCGCCACGATGCCAGCTTTGCGCCTTCAACGCGCATACGCATTTGGCGGCCAGCGAAGCGCACAGATGTCGGGTTGTTAGGGGTGTACGGCCCGTGGCTGCTTTCGTCTCCGTTGGGGTAGAAGCGTGTCTTAAATGTCACGTTCACGTCGCCTTGCGTTTGCTCGTCGGGGATAAGCTTGGTCACATGCGCAGTCTGGTCGCCATTGCCAATAGAAAACGGCCCGCTCTCCGCGAAGACCGCGCCGCTGTCTACGTTCAAGCCGACTTCGTGGTCATAGATGTCGCTGTCGGCATTGTGGCCCGCCATGAACGGGTATCGGAAAACGCCACGCTCCGTGCCTGACGTGCGCGCCAAGTTGCCGATTAGCCAGTGGCGCTCGGTGTAGTCGTAAGCCACATATCTATCGATTTCGGTGCTGTTCTCCGAGCAGTAAAACCACCACACCTCCCCGAATTGGCCGTTGGCAAAGCCCCACGTCTTAGACTGTTGCGCTTGGTTAAAGTCGCCAAAGACGTAGTCATGCACGTCGCATGGCAGCTCGCGCACGCTGTTGCCGTCAAAATAGAAGAACCCACGCTGGCCCATGTAAAACACGCCCAGATCCGTATCCACGGCAGACTTTCGCGATATGGCCCCGCATGATGTACCGACGCGTGAAAACGAGTAGATAAACGGCGGGCCTGCGTATACAGCCGCATGGCAGTCTGTGTCTGTGATGACTAGCGTCTGCCCCTTGGTGCGGATAGCCTGCATGATTTGGCCAGACGTCTGCAGGATCTGCGAGCCAGCTTGGTTCGTGGACGCGGGTGCCCATAGGGTGTTATTTTCTTGGTCACACCATGACACTGTACGCGGGTTGCCGCCCGCGCCCAGCGCGAAGATAAAGCGTTCTTCTGTAACCAGCAAGCCCAGATTGCTCGTCGGGGCGTTTGCAATTACAGCAGCCTTCGCGGCTGGGTTTAACTGCCACTCAAGCAGGCGCCCGTCGTCTTTCGAGCAGGCCACGAGGTATTCGCCAAAGTTGTCGATTGACCAAGTGGTGGCCTCTTCTGGGATGGCGTTTTCGTTTTGCTGTATCGGCTGGCCGTAGAAGCCGTCGCCATAGAATCCGAAGCCGTAACCCGTCTCAACTTCTGCGTCCTCACGGCCAGACGTTAAGTCTGTCGGGGCGATGTCATACGTTGTGCCGTTGCCCGTCATGGCCTTCAGCTCGCTATATGATCCGCCAGCCAAATAAGCCGTGCCGGTATTTGACTCCCATGTGTGCATTCCTCGCACAGGGTTTGTGCTAAATGACGCCTTGCGCTCTTGCCAGCCACCGATTGGGCGTAAACTGTTGTCACGCCACCTGACCAAGCTGCCATCGCGCCACCGCCCAGATTGCTCTAAGTCAGTGCCGTTGCGATAAAACCCTGCGGGGATGTCGAGGGGTACAAGGGTCACTTTTAACGACCCAATGCTATGTATTGGAAAGTAATGGTTCCTGAGTAGCTATCCTCGCGGTTGACAAGAAAGTTTGTCCGGCTGACGCTTTTAGTCAAAACCTCCCCACCAACGATACAGACGAAGCATGAATTACTAAAAGCTGTACTGAAGTTTACGGTTTGATCTCCGTCTGTGCTGCTTGAAAATGAACCATAGCGGATTTGCAGTCCACCAGAGCCATCAGTCCAAGTGTTGCTGGAAGTGTTTAGGGTGTTTCCGGTTGGAATAGACAACGCCTTAGAACCAATGCTGGTGACATGGCCGTAGCCATCCACCGAAATGTCTTGGATAACCGTGTTGCCACTGTTGTTTACACTGGATTGGCTAGAGGTGTCCGAGTGACTAATGGTGCGGTTGGCAGCCAATGACCCGCCACCGCTTAGACCGCCGCCTGCACTGATGGTTCTGGATGTCGGCGGCTTACCGTTAAGCTGCGTTTGAATATTGCTCGTAACGCCATCCGTGTAATTAAGCTCTGCCGTTGACGAAGTCAGGCCATCCAGCTTGTTTATTTCAGCGGCTGATGCAGTAACAGCCGTGCCGCCGACCTTCCAGCTTCCCTCTGTCAAGTCTGGGGTGCTTGCGGTATTGCCGTTCAGAACATCAACAACGTCATCAAGCGCCGTGTTGACCGTGGTTCCCCATGTATTTTCTGAGCCGCCAACGGTAGGTTTGGTTATGCTAATCGTCATATCAAAATCCTCAATGCTTACACGACTATACTACTTTACGCGCCAGTCGTCCACGTCTGCTCGACGTCATACCATCAGCTCAAAATGTGGGGCGTCAATGAAGGGCCTTCTACCTTGACCGCGACGCGTGTCGATGTAGTCGTTCATCGCGTCCTCCATCGTGCCATCCCACTGTGCTATATTTGGCACAGTCCACGCGGCACCCCACCTGATTGGCACATCTACCTCGCGCGCAGCTTCTGCCATCGCGTCAGCGATATCGTCATACAAATTCAGCTCCCACGATCCACGCGGGCCGACATAGGCCATGAGATCGACGGCCAACCCGTCTATGTGCTTCGACTTCATGGTCTGCGACGCGCCGCTTTTCACAAGCTCGCGCTGCTCCTCGATAGTGCGAAGCCCGCAGATGACGCCGAAGTCGATCTTGGTTCTGTGGATTGCGCTGTGAACGACAGCCGCCATCCGCTCGTCCACGCCTGACAGTTTATCGCGGCTGCGTGCTGATAGTTTAAACGTCATTTCTTCAAGCCTTTCATTGTGCGGATGCCAAAGCTGGCGGCGATGGACGCATACATGCCCCACTGCACCCAGAGCGGCGTTGTTTCAAGATTGGCGAAGCCCTCTGCCATTACGTCTTGCATGGACGGCACGAAATTCATGCACAATATGGCCACGAAAACGATTGTCCACAGCTCATCTTTCCAGCTGTCTCTGCTGGCCTCGATAGCAGACTGCTCCCAATCCATCTCGCCGGTCGCCTGCTTCAGCTTGATCTCGGCATTCGCCTTTTGGATTGCAGTCTTGCCGTCGAGGTAGCTTGTGGCCAGCCCGCCTAATGCGCCTATAATCTGGCCAATCATTTCTCAGATCCCAGCCAGATGGCGAAAGCGCCGCTCATGGCTCCGGTTACAACAGATATTAGGCCAGCTTGTTGCGTCGATAAATCTGGCTGGCTTAACGCCCACTCAATGCAGCGTATATACATAATCGTCATCACCAGCATCATCAGACGCGGCATGATCTTATATTCCAAAAGCTTTTCCATCTTACACCTCTATGTTGATGTTTGTGCCTTGCGGCCTGTCAGCATTGGTCTTAGCGCCAAACCTATCATAACCCTTGCCCAGATCCAACTTCTGCTCCCTGAGCGCCTCCAGATGCGTGTGGTTGGCCCTGTGCTGCTTAGCCACCATCTGCTCAGCCAGATGCGTTTCTATGCGCTCACGCGATTGCGTTTGCTGGTGTATGTCCGACTGCACGTTAAACGGTGCGCTGCCTATGCCTGACACGCCGTCAGCCATCAGCGCCGCACCGCGATCCAGACAAAGCCAAACAGCGCGCCAACGCAGAGCAGGAACAAGAACAAACCAGCCGCCCACGCAATGATCGTCTCCTTACGCTCGATCCGCTTATACATCGCGTCTTTCTGCTTTTGCCGGATCTCGTTTTCCATGCGGATCAGCTCCTGCCACGCAGATGGGCCAAGCGTTTCGCTAATCATCTTACGCAGCTCGTCGCGCATATTCTCGCGCTGCTTCTTCTGGACAAACAGATCCATCGCCTGCTGCTCGACGCTGCCGAAATTCTGATACCACTTTGGGTTTTCCACGCGCTTCGCTGCAAAGTCGAAGTCGCTAATCGCCTTAGACCATCGCCCCAGATCGCCTGCCATGCCCTCCAGATCCCGCCCGATCTGGCAGCCTTTGCGTATTGCGTTGAACGCCGTGGATGCTGCCATGATTGCCGTGGCGGGGTCTATCATGGCTCATCGCTCCATCAGGCGGTCTATTTTCTCTTCGATGCGATCAAAGCGCGCCACGATCTGGCCCATGACGGCTGTGCTGTCTGCCTTGGTGACGTAATCGCGCGCCATTTCTTCGCGGGTCTTGTTGAGCAGAATATTGAGGCGCTGCATCTCGTCTACAGCGCTTTTCAGAACCCAGCCGATCAGGCCCAATCCGGCAGTTAATGCCGCCGTCCAAAGCATCTCGGCTTCCATTATGCCGCCTCCTGTTCTGTCCAAGCCGGCGCCGTAGACCCCTGCTCAGTCCACGTTTCCGCGCCGACCGCTTGATCCGTCCACGTCTCTGGCCCGACCGGCTCAACCTGCCACTTAAATCGCGCTGGGCCGACAATTGGCACGCCAGCCGTAATCTCCGCGCCCGAAAGCACATGGTTTACGGTGATCGCGCTGTTGTCGATAGTCGGAGCGCCAGCCGTGATTTCTGTCGGGATAAGCGCGTGGACGCTGGTCAGCGTTGGCTGTGCAATCGTTGGCGCGCCAGCAGCTATTCCATCTGCCGCCAAGGCGATGTTTTGCGCCACGCTTGGAACGCCTACGACTGGGCTTCCCGTAACGATGTCTACCGGCGCAAACGAATAATCTTCTGCCAGTGTAGACGCCGCAACGGTTGGTGCGCCAGCCGTGATATTGTCGGCGGTAAGCGCGAAGTTTTCAATCGCAAGCCCACTGTCTGCCAGCGGCGCAGATGCGAGTGGGCTAAAGCCTAACATCAGTCTGCCTCTGCAATCGTTAGCGTACCAGCCTCAACCTGCCGCAGTATCTCAGCGTAGTGGCGGTTGGCTGGGTCTAGGGGGACGGATAGTTCAGTGCCGTCGATGGTGGCTTGGATGCTAGTGTTGGTTACGCCATCTAGGTCCAATTTGTACTGAGCCGATGTAATGTTCATATTGTCCATGATTATAACTCCGCATCTACTGCTATAAGACAAGAACTACCTTGACCTCTAGCCCATGTAGCATAGCCAGCCGTTCCATTTACTGTAATGTCTATTCTTGCTTTTGTTAGGCTTGTATCGCCATCAACAGTAACAGCGGATGATGTTTGGTTCCCGCCACCAGAATAAACACGAAATGCATTACCGCCAGCAACAACACCTGTGGGAAGCGCCCGTTTAGTAACCTTGAAGGGAACTATACCAATAGCGAGGGTGCTGTTGTATTGTGTAATGTTCCCCAAAAGGTTCCCTACACCGTCAGAGGGGCTTTGACCTTCCGCAAGCACTTCATAATACCGCTGGCACCTAGCCAACTCATCCCCGTATGACCGATGCTCGAAAGGTGTGGCCGTGTCGCCTACTTCGAGTTGGACAGCCGTAATGTCAAAAGTTGCGCTTGCAGTATTGCCCCAGTCTTGATCAAAGTCTTGCGCACGGCTTGAGCTGCTGAATGCCGCCCATTGATCAAAAACAAATCCACTGTCCGTATAGTCAGTGCCCCAGTGTGCAATAATGTCAATCTGTAATCCCCTATCGTTATTATTATCAAACTGAAGGCTTGAGTTGCCAGGCACAGACTTTGTTATTTTTGTCCAAGTGTTAGCTGCAATAGTAAACTCAGAGGCATACCACTGCCCTGTTCCATCAAAGGTACGGAAACAAGCATTGTATGTTCCAGCTAGGCTACTTCTAACCCAAAATGAAAGCGTGATGTAACTTGACGGGGACGTGTAGTTCCATCCACTACTCGCAATATCTTGCGACTCAATGTATTGAAAAATTTGAAGATTGGAATTTGTTGCTGACGAAACGGATGTGTTTTCCTGCCGATAAAAGTTTCTAAAACCTTCGTCATAAGGATCACCAGTTGTTAAGCTCTCTTGCGTTTGTGTTACACCGAGGCTCGCCTCAAAATTGGTACGAAAGCGATCAACCGTTTGGTAATTATCACTTGTAGAAGAAGTCCCACGCTGCGCCACCTGCATAGCACCATTGATAATCAGGTTGCGGTTCGACAAGGCACCGTCGTCATAGACGTTACCCAAGTCTGCAAGTTTTCTGGCTTTCGTTGTCATGCTACATGCCTCCAGCTACGGCCACACCAAATTGCAGACACATTAGCATAAGAAACATTTAATTCCGCTGCTAAATTCCTACAGGTTTTACGGCCCTTCATTTTCTTGATATAACGCACCTTGTCTTCGTCTAGCTTTGACCAAATGCAATCCTCACCAGTAAGATGATCTCCGCTATAGTTGGCTTTCAGAAAGTTGTGCGTTCCATGCTTTACGGCATCTCTTGAGTTGTCTGACTTTGTGCCATAATACAAATTTGAAACAGCGTTATTCTCTGGGTTTCCGTCCTTATGGCAGACAAGAAAATCGTTAATGTTTTCTCCGATGAACGCTAATGCTACAAGCTGATGAATAAGGCATGTTTTCTGATGGCCATCTTTGCATAAGCCTATGCGATAATACCCAGCCTTGTCTTTGTAAGGTGATCGCAGCCCACCTTTGCTACCTTTTCGTGGCACTGAGTATACTTGCCCTGTATCTGTAATCTCATACAGACCTTCATAATTAGGAATAGGCCGTCGTGCCTTGCTCATAGCTTATTCTCCCAACAGGGTAGCCAAGTCCAATGCCTTCAGCGCATCAGGGTCTGCCGCAGCATCAATGCGAGCATCGTCTGTAATGTCACGCAGCGTTGCCTTTTGTGATGCAATAGCATCTGCGCCAGTGCCAGCTTCCAATGCTTTCATGTACTGCACATCTAAGTCAGCCAAGCGAGGCGCACGTTCTGCCCGTAGGTTGTCTTTGTGAATAGCCTTAGCCGCTGTCATGTCTATTTCGACAGCATCACCGTTGAATGCCCAAGCGCCACGAAAGGTGCGATCCGCTGGAACCACAAGAGAAGATGCTTCACGAACATCTCCGTTTATATTGATGTAAGTTGTCATTGCATAATTCTCCATGCATTTCTAAATGAGCGATCCGCTGGGATCATTTCAACAGGCACAATCTTCATGATCGTGCGGTTGCCTTTGTAATCCCGCCAGACGGCTGGATCGATGTCTTTCTGCACCAGATATTCTATGGCTTCTTCTTCAGTCATAGCGCCGATAGGTTCAGCATATGGATGCTCTTTAGGCTGTCCATCTGGCACCAGACGATCACGCTGGTATGTCTCAATGGCCGGCAATACGTTGCCAGCAAGAGCCGCAGCCATGAAGTTAGGGTCAGGCACAAGCACCTTGGCTGGTTCGTCTGGTGCATTTGGGTCTTCGAACAGCACACGATACTTAGACTGCACAGGTGCAAGGCGTGACTTAGCTTCTGCTAACCTATCCCATAGATGTCCGTGGGTCATGCTAGGTCACCCCATGTGGTATGACATAAAATCTTACAATCTCTCTCTGTTCCGCCAGAATCTGTGGTAAAACTTGAACCAGTAGTTGCGGTGCTACCAAAAGGTCTTACCCAAACCCTGTTGCCAGTGCTATCTGTATTAT